GCTTTTTTTCAAGAAGTGGTGACATCGGTTTTAGATTTTAATAAAGTAGCATTAAAATACAAAACAAATGATTTTTCAATTTTTATCAATGGAAGTAGATTAGACACAGATACAAGTGGAGTTACTTTTTCAAGCAATACATTAAATAATTTATCATTTGACAAAGGAAATGGAACTTTAGATTTTTACGGTAAAGTCAAAGCAATAAAAGTAATTAAAGGCGCTGTAGTAGAAGACACGGAATCTCCAGAGTATCTAACAACACAGACTTTTCACAAAACATTTAACGCATTAGCAACAGCTAATGGATATACAATAATTTAATGGCAGAAGGAATATTAAAATTAGGCGAAGGCCAATGGGGCATTAAAGACGGTAATCTTTTGTTAGACAAAGAAGTTGCTGGTAATCACCTTAAAAGAGAGTTTACTGTCACTAGAGGTACTAGAGCTACTTATGTAGGTAGAGATGGTTTAATCAAAGAAAGTAACTTACAAGACGTTAATTTAGTTAATAACGGTGATTTTAGTGAGTTAGGTATTGAGTTAATTACTAATGGTAGTTTTGATACAGATAGTGATTGGACAAAAGATACAGGTTGGTCAATAGCAAATGGAGTAGCATCACAAGATGGAACAGGTAGTGGTAATGACGGAGATATTATACAGGACTTAAATTTTGATACTAATAAAATATATAAACTTGTTTTAACAGTTACTAATTATACACAAGGAACTTTATATATTGATACTACAAATATAAATTTAAACATAACAAGTAATGGTACATATACACTATATTTTACGCCATCATCGTCTTTTTTATATATAAGAACAAGGTATAGTGGCTTTATAGGTAGCATAGACAACGTATCAGTTAAAGAGGTTGACCCTAATGACTATTGGAATTTAGGAACAGGTTGGAGTATAGAAGATGGAAAATTAAAGTCTGATGGAACTATTAATGTACTTGCTATTCAAGAAAATGTATTTAGTCAATCAGGAAGTACTTATAAAATAACGCTTGACGTAAATGTTGTAAGTGGTTCTTTAAGTACAAGAGTAACAATGGGAGATAGTGTTCATGGTTATACTACAATCTCCAATATAACTAGCGAAGGTAGTTACACTTTATATGCTACTGCTGTTGCAAATCAAGATAATTTAAACTTTACAACTTTATCAGATAATACTGCCGTTTATACAATAGACAACGTATCAGTACAAGAAGTAAAAACAGATACACCTCGTATAGACTTTACAGATAATACTGATGGTCATTTATTACTTGAACCACAGAGTACTAATCTTGTTACTTATAGTGAGGATTTTAGCGAGTGGACTAAAACAGGTGGTACAACTGTAAGCGCAACAAATATATTAAGTCCTAGTGGAGAAAATAATGGCACTAATATTTCAGGATTAAGTGGTAGTGGTGGAAATGATTTATACCTTATAACGGGACAAGACCCAGCGAGTAAAACATATTCTGCATCAGTTTATTTAAAAGGAAATGGTACTTTGCGATTACAAATTTCAAACAATGTAAATCAAGGTATTGGAGAAATTATTACGCTAACAAGCGATTGGAAAAGACATACAGTTACTGGCACTTTTAATTCAACATCTGGTAATCTATCAGTTACACTTGATGATAATGGTGGAACTGCAACGGAATATAAAGTATGGGGAGCACAAATGGAACAACTATCCTACGCAACTTCTTACATACCTACTAATGGCTCAACGGTTACTAGAGATGCAGAAACTTGCACGGGTGCAGGTGAAGCGCAAGACTTTAATAGTGAAGAAGGAGTATTGTATGCAGAGATAGCTGCATTAGATGATTCAACAACAACTACAATATTTTCTTTAAGCAATGGTACAAATGCAAATTCTTTATATATGGGTTTTTCATCGACATCTAACACTATACAAGCACAACTTGTAGTTGGTAATGTTGCACAAACTAACATGAATTATGTGGTTACTGATAGAACACAATTTAATAAGGTTGCAGTTTTATACCAAAACAATAATCACAAAATGTACATAAATGGCTCTGAAGTAGCAGTAGATACAAGTGGAAGCGTACCGAGTGCAAATACTTTTGACAGATTAAATTTTGATTTTGGTCAAGGTAGTTTTGATTTTTACGGTAAATGCAAAGCCATAAGAGTATATAAAAAAGCATTAAGCGATAGTGAACTAAAAACATTAACAAGTTAACAATTAATAAAATGAATAAAATAGGTAAATACGAATTTACAAACGAATCTACAGCTAAAAGTAAAATAGCTGCATTAGGCGCTGCTACAGATGATGACGGTAATACATACCCAACTCACAAGCATTGCATCGTTGAATTAGGTAATATTGTAATCACGCCAGGTGATTATGATGAAGAAGGTAATGAACTCGAAGCTCCAGTGTTATCTGAGATGTATCACGTAGACGTATTGTGGAAAGATCTAACTATCAACGAAGATGGTGATTTAGATGGCGATCACGACGCTTGGGATGCTTACAAGGTAGATATTGATAGCGAAGGTGTTCACGGCTTCTTAGGATTGTCCTACGCGGACATGAAAGTGTAAAGTATTATTAATTAAATTAAATTAAATCATGGCAAAAAGAAAGACGCCAAAGGTGGCTAATCTCCACCCAGAAAAAATTAGTGACGAGCAGTTACAGAAAATGCAGTCATTAGTTAAAGCGATAAGCTCCACTCAAAACGAAGTTGGAGTTTTAGAAACAAGAAAACACAACTTACTTCATCAAGTGTTTGAGCTGCAAGATCTTCTAGCAAAACTTCAAGAAGAGTTACAGAAAGACTACGGCACCACAGATATTAGCATTGCTGATGGTAGTATAAACTACAAGGAAAATGGGCAAGCTGATTCGTAAAATAACTATAGGTAAAGATTACAAAATTGACGCTATGCACTATTCTGTTAATCAGGAAGTGTATGGTGGTCATACTATTTGTAATATATTAGAAGAAAAGGATAAATACAGCATATATATTAAAAAAGGTAACGACGTATTACCATGGAAAGATTTTAATAAAAATATGGCTATATCAGTAGAATACAACCTACAGTATTAATGAGAGCACTTAACGATTTTATTATAGAACCTAAAGGTGATCGCTATAATAATTCTGTAGACGTTGACGGCAAAAGCTTAATTACAAATACAGAAATATTCAGTCATCAACATGTGAATAGAGAAGCTGTAGTAATCGCTACGCCTGCATCTCACAATACTGAAATACAAGTTGGTGACACCGTAATAGTTCACCACAACGTATTTAGAAGGTGGCATAACATCAGAGGCGAAGAGAAAAACTCTAAAAGCTATTTTGAAGATAACAAATACTTTGTTAAAGAAGACCAAGTTTTTGCTTACAAGAGAAACAATAAGTGGAGATGTTTGAAAGGCTACTGCTTTGTAAAACCAATAAAATCTACTGATATGTTTAGCGAAGCTAAAGAAAAGCCTTTAATAGGTGTGGTTAAGTATACAGATGGCTCTGTAGAGGTTGGTGATCTAGTTGGTTACACGCCTTGGAATGAGTATGAGTTTGTAATTGACAACCAAAGACTATATAGAATATTATCTAACGACATAGCAATAATATATGAATATCAAGGAGACGAAGAAGAGTATAATCCAAGCTGGGCATAAAGCCGTTGAAGAGCTCATCAAAGTGGCTAAAGAGGCTATCGTTGATAGTGGCGATGATATTACTGCTGACAGACTTAAAAACGCCGCTGCGACGAAGAAACTCGCTATATTCGATGCATTCGAAATACTTAACAGAATACAAGAGGAAGAGGCGATACTCAATGGAAAGGAATCTGAGAAGAAAGAAGAACGCGTATTTAAAGGATTTGCTGAAGGAAGATCTAAATGAGTTACGAACAGAAATTATATAAAATCGTTGAACCTATTAAGATCAACACTATTAAAAGACTTAACAAGTCTAAGAAATGGGAGTATGGTTATAATAAGGAAAACGATATTGTAGTAATATCTAAGACTGGTCAAATCGGTGAAATATACGACATACAGGGCTTGAAGATAGCTTTACCACCGGCACCTAAAAACGTATACAAGCATAATAAAAATAAATGGGTTCCATTTGAACAACCAAAAGAGTTAAGCAAGCTTAAGAGTATTTTTGACTGGAAAAACTATCCTGAAGAGCAAAAGGATAAATGGTACGATTATATAGATGAAGAATTTAAACGTCGTGAAGATGGTTTTTGGTTCATGAACGACGGAACACCTACGTACATAGTTGGTACTCATTACATGTACTTGCAGTGGACAAAAATAGATGTAGGTAAACCTGACTTTCGTGAAGCAAATAGATTATTTTTTATATTCTGGGAGGCTTGTAAAGCTGACGTTAGAAGCTACGGTATGTGTTACCTTAAAAACAGACGTTCTGGTTTTTCTTTTATGTCATCTGCTGAGACTGTAAATCAAGCTACAATATCTAGTGATGCTAGGTTTGGTATACTATCTAAGTCTGGTTCTGATGCTAAGAAAATGTTTACTGACAAAGTTGTACCTATATCTATTAACTACCCTTTCTTTTTTAAACCTATTCAAGATGGTATGGATAGGCCAAAGACTGAGCTCGCTTACCGTGTCCCGGCTAGCAAACTAACAAGGCGTAAAATAACGTCAAATGAAAAGCTAGAAGAGCTAGAAGGTCTAGATACTACTATCGATTGGAAGAACACTGGAGACAATAGTTATGATGGTGAGAAATTAGCTTTACTAGTACATGATGAGAGTGGTAAATGGGATAAGCCTGACAATATACTTAACAACTGGCGAGTTACAAAAACTTGTCTTAGACTAGGTAGCAGAATTATCGGTAAGTGTATGATGGGGTCAACAAGTAATGCTCTTGATAAGGGTGGTGAAAACTTTAAAAAACTATACAACGACAGCGATGTCACAAAAAGAAATAGAAATGGTCAAACAAAATCTGGTTTATATGCTTTGTTTATTCCAATGGAATGGAACTTTGAAGGATTTATTGATGAATATGGAAGACCTGTCTTCACTACTCCAGGACGAGATGTTTATGGACCAGACAGTGAACTAATAGATGTAGGTGTAATCGACCACTGGGAAAACGAAGTAGACGGATTAAAAGACGACCAAGATGCTTTGAACGAATTTTATCGTCAGTTCCCAAGAACTACAGAGCACGCGTTTAGAGATGAAACTAAAAATAGTCTGTTTAACTTGACTAAAATATACGAGCAGATAGACTATAACGAAGGAACTAAAAGCTCTGCCGCTGTTACAACTGGAAGCTTTCAATGGGTTAACGGTGTTAAAGACACTCAAGTGATTTTTAACCCTGATCCAAGTGGTAGGTTTAAAGTAAGCTGGGTTCCAGATAGAAATCTGCAAAATAGAGTGATACTTAAAAATGGAATAAAATATCCTGGAAATGAACACGTGGGCGCTTTTGGTTGCGATAGTTATGATATTAGCGGTACTGTTGATGGTAGAGGATCCAACGGATCTCTTCATGGACTGACTAAATTTTCTATGGAATCAGCTCCAGCGAATACTTTTTTCCTAGAATATATTGCTAGACCACAAACCGCAGAGATATTTTTTGAAGATATACTGATGGCTTGCATATTTTACGGTATGCCAATATTAGCAGAGAATAATAAACCAAGGTTGCTGTACTATTTTAAAAGAAGAGGGTATAGAGGATTTAGTATGAATAGACCAGATAAAGTTTGGAACAAACTATCTACTACTGAAAAAGAAATAGGTGGTATGCCAAACTCTAGCGAGGATATAAAGCAAGCTCATGCTGCTGCAATTGAAATGTATATCAACGATCACGTTGGCATAAGTCAAGAGGGCGACTACGGCACGATGTACTTTAATGAAACGCTGAACGACTGGGCTAAGTTCGACATAAACAAAAGAACTAAGCATGATGCCTCTATAAGTTCTGGTTTAGCTATAATGGCTTGTAACAGGCACTTATATAAACCAAGACAAGATAGACAAGCGAACAAAGTGAATATAAGTATGGCAAGATATACTAACGACGGTTTTGCGTCAAAAATTATTAAAAATTAAATATGGCTGATTCAGTTATAAAAAGTTATTTTCCTAGTCAAGTAGTTAGTGACATCGAGAAAGTTAGTTACGACTATGGTATGAAGGTTGCTAAAGCTATAGAGAGCGAGTGGTTTTCTGATGGCTATAACAACAGATACTTAAACAATCAAAACAACTTTCACAGGTTAAGGTTGTATGCTAGAGGCGAGCAGTCTATACAGAAATATAAAGACGAACTATCTATCAATGGTGACTTAAGCTACTTAAACCTTGACTGGAAGCCGGTACCTATTATATCTAAGTTTGTAGATATAGTTGTTAATGGTATAGCTGAAAGAACTTACGATATAAAAGCTTACTCGCAAGATCCGTTTGGCGTTCAAAAAAGAACAGAGTACATGCAGTCTATTATAGATGACATGAGAACTCAAGAAATAAATAACTTCGCAGAAGAGGCTTTTGGCGTTAATCTATACGCTAACGACCCTGAATCTTTGCCTAGAGATGAAGAGGAGTTACAGCTACACATGCAGCTTGATTACAAGCAGGCGGTCGAGATAGCTGAAGAGCAAGCCATAAACGTTTTGCTTGAAGGCAATAGATACGAACTTACTAAAAAAAGATTTTACTACGATTTAACTGTTTTAGGTATTGGCGCTGTTAAAACTTCGTTCAACACATCTGAGGGGGTTGTAGTTGACTACGTAGATCCAGAAAACTTAGTTTATTCTTACACTGACTCACCTTATTTCGAAGACATATACTACGTTGGTGAAGTAAAAACCATACCTATTAACGAGCTTACTAAGCAATTTCCACACTTAACTCAAGAAGACTTAGAGGAAATAAACAAGAATAGTGCTAGAGACGACGGTAGATATAATACTAGAATGTCTGGTAACAGTAGATACACTGACAACAATCAAGTATCTGTGTTATACTTTAACTATAAGACTTATATGAACGAAGTGTATAAAGTTAAAGAGACTGGTACTGGAGCTGAAAGAGCTATAGAAAAAGATGACACGTTTAACCCTCCGCAAGATATGGAGGCTAACTTCAGCAAGGTTAGCAAGTCTGTAGAAGTTTTATACGAAGGTGCTAAAATATTAGGTACAGAGAAACTACTTAAGTGGGAGATGTCTAAGAATATGATGCGCCCTAAAAGTGATTACACTAAAGTTAAAATGAACTATAGTATTGTCGCGCCTAGAATGTATAACGGTAAAATAGAATCTCTAGTTAGCCGTATTACAGGTTTCGCTGATATGATTCAGTTAACGCACTTAAAGCTACAGCAGGTAATGTCAAGACTTGTGCCAGATGGAGTTTACTTAGACGCAGATGGTTTAGCCGAAATAGATTTAGGTAATGGAACTAACTATAATCCACAAGAAGCTTTAAACATGTTCTTCCAAACAGGTTCTGTTATTGGTAGATCAATGACTGCTGACGGCGATATGAATCCAGGTCGAGTACCTATTCAAGAAATATCAAGTGGATCAGGTGGAGCTAAGATGCAGAGTTTGATTGGTACATATAACTACTACCTACAGATGATTCGCGACACAACCGGGCTTAACGAGGCTAGAGACGGTAGTACGCCAGATAAAAACGCTTTAGTTGGTGTTCAGAAGCTAGCGGCTGCTAATAGTAATACCGCAACAAGACATATATTACAGGCTGGCTTGTTTTTAACAGCCGAGGTAGCCGAAGCTTTATCTCTTAGAATATCAGATATTATAGAATACTCTCCAACAAAAGATGCTTTCGTTCAAGCTATAGGCGCTCACAACGTTGCTACGCTTGAAGAAATGTCAGAGCTACATCTATATGACTTTGGCATATTTATAGAGCTTGCTCCAGACGAAGAAGAGAAAGCAATGTTAGAAAATAACATACAAGTTGCTATAGCTCAGAAGAACATCGACCTTGAAGACGCCATAGACTTGAGAGATATTAAAAACATCAAGCTAGCTAATCAATTATTAAAGATTAGGCGAAAAGAAAAGATGCAGAGAGATCAACAGCTTCAGCAGCAAAATATTCAAATGCAAGCTCAGGCCAATACTCAATCAGCACAAGCTGCGGCTCAGCTAGATATTCAAAAGCAGCAAGTTATAGCCCAGATGGAAGCTCAACTTGAGCAAACTAAATCTCAGCTTAGACTACAAGAAACCCAAGCTGACGTTGAGTTTAAAAAACAACTGATGCAGATGGAGTTTCAAATGAACATGCAGCTAAAGCAGGCTGATGTTGAGGGTATGAAGACTAGAGAGAAAGAAAAAGAAGATCGAAAGGACGAAAGAACTAAAATACAAGCTTCACAGCAAAGTGAACTTATAGATCAAAGAAAAACAGGTGCTCCACCTAAAAAGTTTGAGTCTGCAGGTAATGATGTACTTGGTGGATTTGATCTAGGTGGATTTGAACCTAGGTAATTACTAATTTTATATTTTATATTATGGAACAAAATGAAAACAAGGATGATACTGTCAAGATAGACATGAAAAACTTAACACCACAAGGAGAACAAGAAAGTGTAACTAAGGTCGACTTTAGTAAACCTCCGGCGGCAGAAGATGATACCAATGAAGAACCAGTTAAAGATGACGGAGTTGACGAGGCAAGAGTGGTTGGAAGCGATGAAAGTACCGACACCGTTGAGAAACAAGAAGAAGTACAGGCGGAAGCAGAAGCACAAGAAGCTCCAGCCTTAGAAGAAATAACAGAAGAGAAAGCTGAAGAGCCGAACGAGGTTACTGAAGAACTAGTTGAAGAAGTTGAGGAGGCTATAGCAGAAGCAGAGGCTACTGGAGAACCACTGCCAGAGAATATTCAAAAGTTAATGGACTTTATGAATGAAACTGGCGGAAGCTTGGAAGACTACGTTAATTTAAACAAAGATTATTCTGATTTAGATAATCTAACAGCTTTAACTGAGTATTACAAAAGAACAAAGCCGCATTTGTCGGTTGATGAAATAGATTTCTTAATAGAAGACCAATTTAACTTTGACGAAGAGTTAGACGACGAAAAAGATATTAAGAGAAAAAAGCTAGCGCTAAAAGAGCAAGTTGCCAGCGCAAAGGCCTACTTAGACGGGCAAAAGTCTAAATATTATGATGAGATTAAAGCTGGTTCAAACCTTCCGCCAGAAGCGCAGAAGGCTATGGATTTCTTTAATCGATACAACAAGGAAAGCGAGCAGAATAACAAGACAGCTGAAAAAGCTAAATCTACGTTCTTACAAAAAACCGATCAGGTTTTTAACGACAAGTTCAAAGGTTTTGAATACAACGTCGGAGATAAGAAATATAGATTTAACGTAGGCAATGCTGATGAGGTTAAGACTACTCAAAGCGACATTAATAACTTTGTCAAAAAGTTTTTGAACGAAGATAATACAATGTCAGACGCTAAGGGTTATCACAAATCTTTATTTACAGCAATGAACGCAGACGCTGTTGCTAAACACTTTTACGATCAAGGCCGATCAGATGCTATCAAGGATAGTGTCGCAAAAAGTAAAAACGTAAATATGGACCCAAGACAAAGTCATGGTGAAGTAAAGGTTGGCGGAACAAAATTTAAAGTGTTAAGTGGTGATTCTTCAAATTCTTTGAAATTTAAAATAAAACGAAAATAATTTAACTTTAAAATTTAGAAATTATGGCAGGAGTTAATCCAACAGCTGGTAGCGGTTTAAATAGCGTACCAGCACCGGGCAAACAGACAGTCTCATCAGCGTATGTTGATTTAAGAGACGAGGGCTGGGCTCAACAATATTTACCAGATCTTATGGAGCAAGAAGCTGAGGTTTTTGGAAACAGAACTATCTCAGGATTCTTATCTCAAGTAGGAGCTGAAGAAGCGATGGCATCTGATCAAGTACTTTGGTCTGAGCAAGGTCGTTTACACATTAAAGAAAGTGTTACTATCACTACAGCTTCAAGTGGTCTTTGTACTACTAGTGCAGCTCACTCTATAAGAGTAGGTGACACTGTAGTTCTTCACGGACTTACTGGTACTGGCGATGGTGACACTATCAAAGGTTATGTATCGGCTGTTCCATCAACAACTACTTTCAACGTACTACCTTATACTCAAGCTACGCTAGCAACTAGTTCCTTATTTGCTGACGCTGACACAGCTACAGTGTTTGTATACGGTTCTGAGTACGCTAAAGGTGTTGAAGGTAGAGACGAAGGTTTAGAGCCTGGCTTTAAGTCTTTCGAGAACAAACCAATTATCATTAAAGATAAGTACGAAGTATCAGGTTCTGACGCGTCTGCAATTGGTTGGATCGAAGTGTCTGGTGAAGACGGACAGAACGGTTACTTATGGTACTTGAAAGCTTCAGGTGACACAATGTCTCGTTTCACTGATTACTGTGAAATGGCGATGATTGAAGGTGAATTAAACTCTAACAGTTCAACTGCACCAGCAGGTACTGAAGGTTTATTTGCAGCTATCAAGAACAGAGGTCACTACACAGCGGGTATTGATGGTTCAAGCGTTTCTGATGACTTAGATTCTTTCGACTTTATTCTTAAGAAGTTTGACGCTCAAGGTGCTATTGAAGAAAACATGATGTTTGTAAATAGAGACGTATCTCTAGCTATAGACGATATGTTAGCTTCTATGAATTCTTACGGTGGTAGTGGAACATCTTACGGTGTATTCAACAACTCTGAAGATATGGCATTAAACTTAGGTTTCTCTGGATTTAGAAGAGGTTCTTATGACTTCTACAAGTCTGACTGGAAATACCTAAACGATGCGCAAACTCGTGGAGCTTTAAATGGCGAAGACGTTAGAGGTGTATTTGTACCAGCTGGTGTATCTTCAGTATACGACCAAATGCTAGGTAAAAATATGAAGCGTCCGTTCTTACACGTTCGTTTCCGTGCTTCTCAAACTGAGTCTCGTAAGATGAAAACATGGGTTACAGGATCTGTAGGCGCTGTATCATCTGACTTAGATGCTATGGAGGTAAATTACTTATCTGAAAGATGTTTAATTACTCAAGGAGCTAACAACTTCATGTTGTTAACTGACTAATTATTATTAAGGTCGAGGGCTTCGGTCCTCGATCTTTTTTTTTATTAACTATTATTATATATTATTATGGCAAAAAAACAAACAAAAAAAGCACAGGTGGAGAAGCCTGAAGTAAAAGCAACCAACGAGATTACTCAAGTTGTTATTGAAAAACCAAAACCTAAGAAAGACACTTGGGAAATTAAAGACAGAGTATATATACTTAAACATGGTCTTTCGCCTTTAAGCTATGCTATTAAAAGTTCTAACATATTCTGGTTTGACGAAGAAAAAGGCTACGAAAGAGAGTTAAAGTATACCAGAAATCAAAAAACACCATTTGTTGATGAATTTCCAGAGGGTTCTCAATCAAAGCTAGAGCATATTGTATTTGAAGACGGCGTTTTAGTTGTTAAAAAAGAGAAGCAAACCTTGCAGAAACTAATGTCTTTGTATCACCCAAGTTTGAACAAAAAGTACGAGGAGTTTGATGCTGTTAAAAAAGCTGTTGACGAGGTTGACGTGCTAGAGTTGGAGATAGAAGCTTTAATGGCAGCTAAGGAGATGGACATAGACATGGCAGAAGCTGTAATGCGTGTAGAGTTAGGATCTAAAGTATCTACGATGAGTTCTAAAGAACTTAAAAGAGATTTACTATTATTTGCTAAGAGAAATCCAAGCATGTTCTTAGAGCTAGCTGATGACGATAACGTACATCTTAGAAACATTGGTATTAGAGCAAATGAAATGGGGATAATAAAGTTGTCTCAAGATAACAGAACGTTTAAGTGGGCCTCTAATGATAGAAAGCTTATGACTGTTCCTTTTGATGAACACCCATACTCTGCGCTTGCAATGTGGTTTAAGACTGACGAAGGTATGGAAGTCTTTAGTAGCATTGAAAAGCGATTAAAGTAAGTGATTATTTATGATAGCTAGGTCGCCCGAGTGGTGGCTTAGCTATCATAATAAATAAAACACAATGGCAGTAGACGTAAATACAGTATATCAAAGGGTGTTGGCTATCGCCAATAAAGAGCAAAGAGGTTATATTACACCTCAAGAGTTCAACTTATTTGCTAATCAAGCTCAGATGAAAATATTTGAGCAGTACTTTTACGATGTCAATCAGTTTAGCAGAGTTCCAGGTAATGATACCGGTGTAGGCGATATGCTGAGTTTATTAGCCGAAAAAATAGCTGAATTTGAGGTTCATAGCGCTACAGTAACTTCCGGCGCTACTCTACCTACTGATCTTTATAAAATAATGGATCTATATTATACGGACGCTAGCAGCGATGTTTACCCATTACAAAGAATTACAAAAAAAGAATTTTCTCAGTATAGGCTTTCTAAGTTACCTATAATATCAGGTACTAAACCCGTATACATTCAAAACTCAACTGGAGTAGTGTGTTATTCAGCGTTGACTAGATCTACTTCTACAGCTATAACTAGCGGTGTTGCTATAGACTATATTAAGAAGCCAGCGAACGCTGTTTGGGGTTATAATGTTATTGTAGGTCAGGCTTTGTATAACAGCTCAACATCAACAGACTTTGAGTTGCATCCTTCAGAAGAAACATCGTTAGTTAACGAGATACTAGAATTAGCTGGTATAATGATGGAGAAGCCTGGTTTAATTAATATAGCTAACGCAGAAGAAGATAAAAAAGTACAACAAGAAAAATCATAATAAATGGGACTACTTAGCGGAACAGAGCAAGATTATTACGAAGGTAGCGATTTAGGCAACTATCAGTTTATATCTTTAGATGAAATTATTAGTCAATTTATTATTGCTTACGTTGGCGAAGATAACCTTATATCTAAAGTAAAGAGAACTGATGTAGCGTTCCACGCTCAAAGAGCTTTAGCAGAGTTATCTTTTGATACTTTAAAATCAATAAAATCTCAGGAAATAGTTATGCCAGCTACGTTAGTAATGCCATTGCCTAGAGACTACGTTAACTATGTAAAGCTTACTTGGTCAGACAACGCTGGTATTGAACATGTAATATATCCAATGTCTAAAACTAGTAATCCTAGCTCTATTAAGCAAAACGCCGCGGGAGAATATCAGTTTAGTGGTGACGCGCTAGAATATAATGACACGTCTAAAACTTCTGACAACTACAAGACTGAAAATCCAGCTGAGAATAGTAACTTTGACTACGATTACGATGATAATATATATAACCTGAACGAAGGTAAGCGATATGGGTTAGACCCTGCGTTTGCTCAAACTAACGGTTCTTTTTACATCGATGAGTTAAAAGGAAATATACACTTTAGCTCTAACATCGCTGGCGCAACTGTAATACTTAAATACATAAGTGATAGTCTTGGCACTGATGCCGAGATGCAGGTTCATAAGTTCGCAGAAGAAGCTATGTATAAACAAATAGCTTACGCTATACTTTCTACTAGAGCTAACGTGCAAGAATATATTGTTCAAAGGTTTAAGAAAGATGCTAGAGCTGCTAAGCGCCAAGCTAAACTAAGGCTTTCTAATATTAAG